AATAGCATTTTCACAATATATATCGTAGTCATAAGCAAAATCAGCTTTTACTTGTTGTGCTGCAGAATCAATATAAATAGTTTCTATATTCCATCTATCTATTTGTTCTTGTATTGCACCAGCTAACTCAGAAGTAGTAGATTCTTTTGAAATATATTCATCTAGTATATAATATGATTCACCATCATATCCTATAACAACAAATACATTCTCATCTCTATACCCAACATCGAGTCCTGCAATAATCTCTGAGTATCTATTTTCTGCATAATCATCAATATGTTTTGTTTCATCTAAATACTCATATATCTGTGCTTCTGTGGTAGTCCACTCACACTCATATTCCTGGGCAAAAAGTGCTCTTGTAGAAGTTCTTTTAGCTTCCATAACATCTTTTTCAGATAGTAAAGGATTAGCTCTCCAAGTATGTATAGAAGATCCCCACTCATCGTATTCATCATCTTTGCCTCTCATAAAGTAATCATATAAATAATTACCTTTACCACGAGGAGTAGAAATCCATAAACATCTAGAATCTTTAAAAGTAGATAATGCAGGACGTAAGTCACGGGTAAAATATTCGTCATGAGGTATAATCGCAGCTTCATCTACAATTAGTAGATTAGCAGCGCGACCAACTAGTGAATCTCTATTATTAGCAGATAATAGTCTAAATATAGAACCATTTATAAGTTTGACCACTTTATCTTTTTGATTAAATTTATCTACTTCAAGTTCCATGCTTTTAATTAAATCAGTAACATAGTCCCAGATAATAGAAGATAGTGAGAAGTTAGGAGCAACTACCATAACTTGTTGACCAGGCTCTAGTAGTTTAGCAAAAGCAATAATAGCAGCTGAATAGGACTTACCAGTACGACGAGCAGCTACATGTACAAAAAATCTATTTTCTTCTAATCCTTGTAACATAGCTTTTTGAGATTCATTAAAAACTACAGATTGAGGAAGCCTACTGCATAACTTATCTACATTAATCTTAAAAAATTTTATATTCATTTAGGTAACATATTATAAATAATAGAGAAAATAGTTACTAATCCAGCAACAACACCACCGGCCCATAGCAAGGTGTGTAATGAAGTTTTACCTTTAGTAGCAAGCTCACTTACATCATTAAGTTTAGCATGGATAACTTTAAGTTCTTTAGATATAGCATCCATATTTTCCATAATAATCTTATGTCTAACTTCGCACACTGCTTCATGCGAAGAAATATTCGCTTTATTAGTCTGAGAACGTTCATGTAAAATGTCTAGTTCTGCTTGCACTTGATCTAACTCTCTTATGTTGTCTGACATAATTACTCCGCATAGTATTGCTATACTCTTTATTTATTTTGTTGTTTTATATTATAATTTATTAGTGTTAATCTATCTTTTCCATAACTAAACTCAGCAGTAGTAGGTATCTCAAATCGTTTATCCTCTATAGTAGTAAAAAATCTCATTCTTCCTTCTGCAAATACATCATCTTCTACAACATTTTTAATTGTTTTATAGAATAAATGACCTGGTAATCTATATTTAACTTTATATGTTAACATTTTCCCTCCCGTTAACTATTTATATTTTAATTATAAAGTTAACGACACTACTTGGCAAGGTTGTTGCCAAAGCAGGAATGCTTAGTCCGGGTATTGTATGCGTGTGCGCGGCGTTAACGTTATCTGTTAAAGCAGTGCCCGTTGCAGAGTCTTTTGCTGACGTAGCAAAAGTTCCTGTTGTATTTGTTCTACCAGCTGTTGTAGATCCTGTAGTACCTGTTCCTGTGGTATTCGTAGCGTTGGTAATAACACTTGATGCAGCAGCAGAGCCGGTTTCTGTACCAACAGTACCATTGTTAGAACCTTTACCGAGCAACACTCTATCTCTAAGATCTGGAAGGCCAAAAGTACTTGAACCATCGCCTGTACCATAAGCAGTAGATATTGCTGCAAATAGACGTGCGTAAGTAGTTCTACTTACATTAGACCCGTCGCAGAGTAACCAACCTGCATCTGGAGCAGCTGCCCCACCAAAAGCTATAATTGATCCTGACGGAACAATTTCGAATCCACCCGCTGTAGATCCATCGTGTACTAGCAACCCTTCGGTTGCAGTATCATATGAGAGTTCGCCAGCAGCACCCGTAAATGAGTTGTTCTGTGCGGTTGTACCTCTCCTAAGTTGTAGTGCTGTAGCCATTTATCGCTCCTTATTTATCTGCACAATCAAGTGTGCCTATTTTGTCAAGGTTATAAAAACCTTTTTACCATATTTATTATTTAGCGTCAATATATTTTATTTATTAGAATGCGCCCAGATCTAAAGTTACTAAAGAACCAATAGGATCCATTAAATCATATTTAGTTATACTTGCTATACCAAAAGCATCTTCTGAGGCATCAGTTAAGTTACCTAAATCAGTATTAGTAGTTCCTGGAACTACAGAAGTAGATGAATTAGTATATCCGACTCCTGCTTCAACACCTGTTAAAGAACTACCATCACCTATAAAGGTTGTTGCAGCAACTTCCCCACCTACATGTACGTTACCAGTAGAAGTACCATTACCTATTGTCACAGTAGCATTAGAAGCTAATGTAAATTTATTTGTGGCATCTATTCCTAGACCCCCTAAGTATGAATGAACTTTTGTAGTCATGATAACCTTTCCTTACTACTCATTTATAAGGCTCCTAAATCTAGAGATACTGATCTACCATGAGGTTCCATTAAGTCATAGGCAGGGGAATTTCTAATACCAAAAGCATCATATCCAGAAGTTAAATCACCTAAGTCAGTATCTACAGTACCAGGAGGATCAGCAATTGTAGTATTAGTAGTAAAGCCCATAGCTCCACCACCAGCTGGGTCTTCCCAAGAAATGTCAGTGCCATCACTTGTTAAAACTTTATCTGCACCGCCAGCAGCTAATCTAGCAGTAGCACCCGAAGCATTACCATATATAAGTGAACCTCTAGTGATTGCATTAAGTTGATTAAGTTCCGTAGTAGTAGCACTTGCTACAGCAACCTTACCAGAGCCGTCAGAGGCTAAAGCACGACTAGCTGTTAAGTTTGTATCGTCAATAGTAGTAGCAGCTCCAGTAATGGTAGCTTGTTTAGAGTTAATTTGCGTCTGTATAGCGCTGGTTACGCCGTCTACGTACCCTAACTCAGTAGCAGTGACTGCTGAAGCAGCTACTTTGCCACTTCCATCACTAACTAAAGCTTTAGAAGCGGTTAAATTTCCAGTAGTAATTGTAGATACAGCACCTGCAATATTGGCAACTCTTCTAGACTCTACAGCAGCAGTATTACTAAAATTAGTAGCTATACGGCTAGAGTTATCAGATAGATTAGTATTAGTATTGTTAATTTGAGTCTGAATAGCAGAACTAACACCATCTAAATAGCCAATTTCTGTACTAGTTACGTCGGAGACAGCTACCTTTCCTGAACTATCAGATACTAAAGCTCTACTTGCAGTTAGGTCAGCATCGTCAATAGTAGTTGCAGCTCCGGTAATAGTAGCTTGTTTAGAGTTAATCTGAGTTTGTATAGCACTAGTTACACCATCAACATATCCTAACTCAGTAGCAGTGACCGCTGATACTGCAACTTTACCACTACCATCAGAGACTACTGCTCTAGAAGCTGTTAGGTTACCAGTTGTTATAGTAGATACAGCTCCAGCAATGTTAGCAACTCTTCTAGTTTCTACAGCAGCAGTATTACTAAAATTACTAGCTATACGACTAGAGTTATCGGCTACATTAGTATTAGTAGTATTAATCTGAGTCTGAATTGCTGAGGAAACGCCATCTAGATAACCAATTTCTGTAGCGGTAACTGCTGAAGCAGCAACCTTTCCAGATCCATCAGATACTACAGCTCTTGAAGCTGTTAAGTTTGTATCATCAATAGTAGTTGCAGCGCCGGTAATTGTAGCTTGTTTAGAGTTTATTTGTGTTTGTATAGCGCTAGTAACACCATCTAAATAACCAACTTCGGTACTAGTTACTGCAGAAATTGCAATCTTACCTGAGCCATCAGAGACTACTGCTCTAGAAGCTGTTAAATTGTCTTTATAAACAGTAGATACAGCACCCGAACGGTTATCTGTAATTGCAGTATTTAAGTCTGCACCATTATATTTAACTGAGGTAGCAGTAAATTGTCCTACAGCTAAATTAGCAGCCCCAGTAGGACTAATAGCAATATTGGAGTCAGGATCTCTAGTTTCGGATAGTGTAAAGAACTTAACTGACTCATCATAGTAGAGAGCTGCATTACCAGAAGTACCACGATTAAAGAATATACCAACATCTGCACTAGGAGCACCTGATACAGCATTAGCAAGCATGATAAATCTGTCTTGAATTACTTTATTTTCTGAATTAACAGTTGTAGTGTCGCCATTAACTGTTAAGTTACCTGTGACAACTAAGTCATCACTCATATTTACTTGACCAGTAAATGTAGCTCCAGCTAAAGGAGCTTTTAACAATAATT